ACAGGTGCAAGTGACACATATAAAATCACTGGTGACGTTGTTAAGATCATGATGCCTTCGAGTGTCGAGTTTAATGATGGTGCAGGATGGCAGTCTGTTAACTCATCTCCTACTATGATCGGTATGATCGCTGACATTGCCTTAACAGAAACCACATTTAAGGAAGTGGGTAAATGGGAGCTAAACAAGTGGGTGTCTTCTGTACTATATGAGGATGGTGCTGGTGCTGCGTCTTCATTATCTCAGAAGGTATATAACCCATATGTTTCTCAAGCATTTGAATCAATGCAGCGTAGACAATTCCGCTTTGATTGGCTTGTAACTCCTAAGAATCAAACTGAACTTGACAATATCAAGGCCATTATTCAGTTGTTCCGTTATCATATGCACCCATCATTGTCTGATACAAATACTTTCTTGCGATATCCGTCTCAGGTTGACCTTAAATTCTTTGTCAACGGTGGTGTTGAGGAAAACAGCTGGTTACCAAAAGTTACCACTTGTGTTATTAAAGATTTCAACACCAACTACACACCAAACGGACAATGGGTAACCTCAAAGGCTAATAGAGGTGGTGCACCATATCAATTTAGAATGTCACTAACAGTTGAAGAGATTGTTCCTCTTGTTAAGCAAGATGTGATGAAGGGATACTAATGTTTGAAAAATTTAACCTAATCCAGTATTCTCTTACTCATGATGGTAAGAAGCTAACTGACTATATTCTAACTGATATTACAACTCGAGCAAGGTTAAGAGCATCGACTGATATTCTGCTCGAGTTTGAGTTAAACGAAGGTGAGACTCCTGAGATGGTTTCACAACTAGTCTACGACACACCATACTATCATTGGGTAATCATGATGGTGAATAATATCTTCGACATCTACACTGAGTGGTTTATGGCTGACGAGCAGTTGTATGAGTATTGCGTAAAGAAGTATAATGTGAGTTGCACGGTATCACCTTCTGATATTAGCGTGGCGAATAACACTTTCACAAAAGTAGGTCACATGCTCAAACCTAATGATGCAGTAACGATGACTTCAAAATCGTTACCTGGTGGTTTCGCACTCAATACAACCTACTATGCATTTAACACTACTGATAACACCTTCCAGTTAACTGCTAATATGCACGACGAAACACCTATCGACATTACCTCGGTTGGTGCTTATGATGTGACTATCACTTGTGATAAGTTAGGGCGACCCGCCTACTACGTAGACGAACAGAATAACATTATGAGTTCTGCTCTAGACTTGTATGAAGGATGGAGCAATAATGAGGACACAAGAATCACTTACAAGAACAAAATGGATGAGATTATCTCGGGTCAGGCGAGTCGCTATTCATACGCTCCTGCTACAAACAAGTCAGTTACGGAAGTAACTGATGAACCCGACACACTCGACATTGTTGAGATGGAAACACCTGATTATATGGTCGATCAAAAGATTGTTAGCACTATAACTAACTTTGACTATGAAGTTATGCTCAATCAGAAGCGTAAGAAGATTTTTATCGTCAAGCCAGAATATATAAAGAAATTCATTGATCAATTTAATACAGTGGTGCAAGGCTAATGTCAATTTCACGTCCAGGTAATATAGACATCCAAGAGATGTACCTGACTACACCCGCAGGTAAAATTCTCGACATATCAAGTTTGTTTGCTGAGATGAGCATATATGAGAATATTTCATCGAGCAGTCTAACTGGTGTCATTGTTATGGTGGACACTCACAACTTGATCTCTACTATGCCGTTGCTCGGTGAGGAGTGGTTCATGTTCAAATACAAGGTGTTTGAAACAGATGAAGCTCGCTCAATGATATTCAAAATCTACAAGATTGATGATCGTGAGATTCAGGGTAACAAGCAAGTGTATAAGATGTACTTCACATCACTCGAGACATTCATCAACTCAACAAAGAGCATATCTAAAACATTTACCGGTCATGCAGAAACAATTATCTCTCAGCTGTTGAAGAATCATCTTGAATCAGCCAAGCCAATCGAAGCCGATGCATCAGGAAATCTTTTGAAACTAACTGCACCATGGTGGTCGCCTTTCAGATGTATTGGTTGGGCCTCTCAAAAGGCTGTATCAGCAGACCAATATAGAACGTCTGATTTTCTCTTTTATGAGACTATGAGTGGCTACAAATTCCGCAACATGAGTCTATCTAAGGTTCGTAAACCAAAAGCGGCATTCGTCCATAACCATAGTCGTGCTGTTCAAGATGACTTCACCAGACAGTTCGGACAAGAGATGAGTCAAGTACTCGACTTTTACACACCACTCATCGTAGACCAGATTGATCGATTCAGACACGCAGTTTATAAGACACAGGTGTTTGCACATGACACCACATTTAAGGCTGTCAACATCTACAACCATAACATTGATGAAACATGGGACAAGTCGTTTCACCTTAACAAATTCAAGCCATATTCAAATTCACTCATGAGTATGGTTTCACCTGACGTTAGAGTAGCAACAGAAGCAGCTTACTTGCATGATGATAAGCAATATGACTGGCAAGGATTGATTACAGGTCAACGCAATCCATCACTCATGCTAAATGAACTGATGCAAGTTGACATAGAAGTTTGGGGCAGAATGGGACTTGAAGCAGGTGATGTTGTCGATATGACTGTCGGCAAATTTACTCAGGATGATACAGAGAACAATGACCCGTACTATTCAGGGAATTACTTGATTAGTTCTGTAGTTCATCGCTTCGCACCGAAGGAATACAAAATGAATATTCGCTTGGTGAAGGATTCAGTCCCTACAGAATTTAAATGATAGATACAATATGACTTATATTATATGCACATATGCTAGCATACAGTGATCTTTTTACTATGTCAAATCTTTTTAACCGGATGTTGTAATAATATGACACAATTTTATACTGGGGTTGTCGAAGATCGCAATGACCCTCTCTTTCTCGGGCGTTGCCGTGTTCGTGTTGTAGGCATTCATAATGAGCACTTAGGTGAGCTACCTACCGAGGATTTGCCTTGGGCGCATCCTATGATGCCTATTAGCAGCGCTTCAATGAATGGTATTGGACAAACACCTTTAGGTCCTGTTGAGGGCACTTGGGTAGTGGTGTTCTTTAAAGATGGTGATGAGTGCCAGCAGCCTATCATGATGGGCACACTCGGTGGCATCCCTGTTGAGTATAATAATTCAGCCGAATATGCTGCTGTTACGGAAATTGCCGTTGATCGAATTCACTCAAACGATGATCGAATCGAACCAACCTATATGCAGGATGAGACGGATTTAGGGTTCAAAGATCCTAACGGTAAGTACCCAAAAGACGAATTCCTTGAAGAGCCCGACACTAACCGTCTTGCAAGAAATCAAAAAATCAAATATACCATCGTTGATAAGAAGGTAGAAGCTCGCAAGAAAGACGTCCCTTGCGGTAATGGTGATGCAACATGGGAACAGCCTAAGATCCCTTATAAAGCGAAGTACCCATTCAATCATGTCCATGAGACTGAGGCCGGTCATATCATCGAATTAGACGATACATTGGATTGTCACCGCATGAATATTCACTCAGCGTCGGGCACGTTTACAGAAGTTGATGTTAATGGGACACAGGTCAACTACATTAAAGGAAACGGCTTTTCTATCATAGAAAAAGATGGCTATGTGCTGGTTGAAGGCACTTGTGTTGTTACCATCAAAGGTGACGCAGGTGTTTATGTGGGCGGAAACTGCTCTCTTGACGTCAAGAAAGAGTTGAAGATTAACGCAGATGGTGATATGAGCGTAAAATGTCAATCGCTCAAAATTGGATGCGCTGACTTTAGTGTGAATTCGTCAGGTAAGGTTGATGTTAAAGCTGGTGGTAATATCGCTATGGATGGCGCTCAAGTTCACATGAACTCAGGTAATGCCTCGCCAAAAGAACCAACAGTGGCATTCAGTCCGTCTTTAACGGTATTGAATGCACCGTCGATTGAGGATTAACACATCATCTTGAAGTTGATGACTGGTTCGTAAACACTCCCACTTGAAGGTGGAAAGTATGTTCGAGTTTGATCAGACTTTAATATCTTCTCAAACTCCCGTTCCGCCATCTCACTAATCTTCTTCTCAATTAGTTTTCTAATCTCAAGGGAGTTTAAGTCAATCATCTAACAGGTGTTCCGAGCATGATAATCTGATTGCAGCGATCAGCCATCAGATTAAAAAAATCTTCTCTAGAGTACCTAGATTTAAAAATAAGCCCAGGTTCGTCAATAAAAACTTTGTTCCAGTACATATCTCTAGGTAATCTAAAGCTTGGACTTGGGCCACGAACCATTCTGAAAACGTCAAATAGTTCTTCTGCTGTCGTAACGTGCGGGCAGTCTTTGAAGGCGTGCCGCTTTGCTTCCTCATTGATACAGATGATTAGGTCACACTTTGTTACTCGCTTTTGAATGTAGAGCGACTTCCCTGCTCTACGACCCATGTCTAAACTAACTGTTCCGAACTCTTCCATCCAGTGCGCTTGTGCCATGAATTTTCTGCTATCTTCATTAGCAAGCTGATTCTGCACGTTGAAGGCTACTGCCTGATCGATGATGCTAAAAAACTTCTCTTGTTCTGGTGTCATAATAACCTCAAAATAAAAAAGGGTTATCATAGGATCTTGAGAAAACTATGATAACCCTGAACCGTGAAACTACTACTTAATCGTCGCCGTCACCGCCAGCAAGCTTGCGGAAATAGTCGAGATCATCGTCATCATCATTAGCTTCTTCTTTAGCAGGCTTCGAAGCTGGTTTAGCTTTCGTCTTTGCAGGCTCAGCTTTCTCCTTCTTAAAAGGGATGTCGTCCTCATCCAAGTCATCATTCATCTGCTCTGCTGTCTTACGAGCAGGAGCCTGCTTGCTTGAAACAACCTGGTTGAACTTTGCTTCCAAAGTGTCATAGTCTTTGAATGTAGTCGGATCAACATACATCTGCAGATCATGAACTTGTGACAGAACTTCGTCAGCATTCTCAACTGGAGAAGGTGCTTCGAACTCGGACTTGTCGAAGTTTGCATAACCTTCAACCTTACGAATTTTCAGCTTGAAGTTTGCACCTTCAAGAAGATCAAATGGGTTCATTGGAACTTCATCAGGGTCGATAGGATTACCCTTTTCATCAACTGGGGGCTGCATTGCATCCATCAGCTTTTCAAAGATCTTCTTACCGATTTTGAACTTGAACACTTTGCCTTCATTGTCAGGATTTTTGGGATCGCTGATGACCAAGACGTTAGTGATGTAGCTCTGACGACGCTTGCGCTTGCGGACAATCTCTTTGTCCGAATCACGACCCGAGTTCCACAAAGGTCCGTTAGCTTCGCACACCGGGCAGTTCTGTCCGATAGTGGTTGGGCACTTCTCAATGAACCATTTACCTGTAGGTCCTTGGAAACCGTGATCAAAGATTTTTACGAAGGGAAGATCATCTTCTGATCTTGCTGGAAGGAAACGGATGATTGCGAAACCATTACCCGCTTTGTCTTGTTCGGCACGCCACATGTTTTCATTATCTTTATTCGATGAACCACCTGAGTCATTCATCTTTTTCATTGCGCCGAGAATATTCTCAAACATTTTGCTATTGCTCATACTTCTTTCTCCTTTAAACGACTGTAAACGATTTTAAACGCTGCGCACCATGCGCCATTGCAAAAGTCATCAAACCTACCATGATCATCTATCGAAGTTTTTTGATGAAGTATTCTAGATCACTATAACGATCGTCGTCTTCGTCAATCAAAAAATCATCCTCAACTACTCTTTTATTTATGGTACTTTTAATCTCCTTGAGACGCTTTGTACCACCACCATCCTCAAACCTAGCATCAATGCTAGAATGAGGTTTGTGTCTTTTCTTGTCCATGATTAGAACAATGCTCCTTGCAAAATCGGTTTAATTTTATCTTCGTCATAGTTAACGAAGGGTTGATACTTTTTCCACATCAACAACTTTTCTGTTACCATAGGATCATTATCACATATTAACATCCAGTTGTCAAAAAATTCTCTATGTTCTTTATCTATAATACACAAGGTTTCAGGGGTAATATATCCACCCAAGGCAACCTGGAGTATCGGTGGGTGATTGCCCTTTTTAGTTTTTGCGAACAAATCAAATGCTGCTCTCGAACTTGCAATTTTATTTAGATACATGATGTCTTTTTCAAAAGTGTGAGTGATTGACTCACGAATCTTTTTCCAGTGAAGGTAAACTTCATACCCGTCGTCGTATGGTTCGTAGATGAAGTGTTTAGAACCATAGACAAAGTTCGCAATGCAGAACTGACCAGCCTTATGTTTCCCGATCAGCTTGTTAGCGAACGAATCGAATCTCAGCTTATCTCTACGACGTTCAAATGCAGAATATGATGCATTCGTCTTGCCGTTGTACTTGAAGACGTCATATTTTGCTGAGGTAAAGTGTAGATGTAGGCTGTGATATATTTTGAAAAATTCATACCCACTTAACATTATCTTATGTACTTGTATGTTGTCTTCACTAGGTGTTTCATATGGCGACTTCTTTTGTCAGTTAAGATTATTGCCCAAGCAAGATCTTCATTACTGTAAACTTCAATAAACTGACCTGGAGCGAAATGACACCACCACGGCCAAAGTCTGTATCTGTATTGGGGGTAATATTTTGAAACTCCGTCTCCCCATGTTTTAATTTTAACACGATACACCCTCTGGGTCAAATAATAAATCAGGTTCATACAGGCAACCTTGCAGACTTAGTTTTCATGTAACCAGCATTCTCAGCGTCAACACGAATCTTCTCTTTGAGGGTTCGACCAATGAG